TAATACTATTACAGCAAGTGAAATGGCTGCTGACTCAATAACCGCAACTGAAATAGATGTAACTAATCTGTCAGCTATATCTGCTGATATGGGTTCTATAACAGCAGGTAGTTTAAACATTGGATCAGGAAACTTTACTGTATCTTCTTCAGGAGTAATGACTGCTACTGGTGCTACTATACAAGGTGCTTTAACAGCTTCATCTTTAAATGTAACAGGTGCAACTGTAACAGGTACTATAAGTGCAGGAAACATTATTATTGATGGTGACTTATTGGATGATTTATTTAGCGTATCAGGAACAGGTAGTGCTAAAACACTAGCTATAGGCGCTGATGTTAAAAACCAACTAAAGGTTAATGGAACTGATTTAGTTTATACAGCCTATGATTCTCTTCAGTCAGATGGTGATGATGCTCTTATTATGGATCATGGAACAGCAGTTTTTTATAAAAATACTGAATCTACAGGTTGGCAAGAAACAGTAATTTTTGCTGGTGATGAAAGTGCAGCAGGTGGAATATTAACAGATAGATTAACTGTAAGTGCAACTACTACATCATTAAATACAGATTATAGACTTTATGTAAATGGTGGGTTGTATGCAAGCAATATAACAATTGGAACTGGCGCACCATCATCATCATCAGATACAGGAACAGCAGGACAAATAAAATATGATTCAAATTACATTTATGTATGCACCGCAACAAATACATGGAAAAGAGTTGCCCTAAGTACATGGTAAAAAACAAATTTAGGATATAAAATTAATAGAAACGAGATTTAATTATGGCACAACACGATTACAACATAGCAAACCAGTCAGGTGCAGATTTTAGAGCAGATTTAAACAATGCTTTATCTGCTATTGTAACAGTCAATAGTGGAGCAACTGAACCATCAACTACATTTGCCCATCAATTATGGGTAGATACAGCTAACAGCGTATTAAAGATCAGAAACGCTGCTGATAATGCTTGGTATACAACTGGTATCAGTATTACTGCATCAAATACACTTACAGGTGACTTAACAGGTAATGTCACTGGTAATGTAACAGGTAATGTTACTGGTAATGTAACTGGAGACTTAACAGGTAATGCAGATACAGCTACTACACTTGCAACTGCAAGAACCATATCTTTATCAGGAGATGTTGTTGGATCAGCTTCTTTTGATGGTAGTGCCAACATAGATATAGATACTGTAGTTCAGATTAACTCTATTACTTTAGGTACTGATACTACTGGTGATTATGTTGAATCACTATCAGGCGGAACTGGTGTAACAGTAACAGGTGGAACTGGTGAAGGTTCTACTCCTAGTGTTGCTATAGGACAAGCTGTAGCTACAACTGATGATGTTACCTTTAATACTATAACTGCAACTGATGAATTTGTTGGTGATATTGATGGTGCTGTTAGATTTAGTGCAAAAGCTGGTGAAGCATTAACAAAAGGTGATTTAGTTTATGTCTCAGGAGTTTCAGGTGATGTTCCAGTGGTATCTAAAGCTAAAGCTGATGATGTTTCTAAAATGCCTGTATTTGGTTTAGCTGTAACAGATGCTAATAATAATGCAGGATTACAAGTTGCAACATTTGGTACGTTAGATGGATTAGATACCTCAGGTGTATCAGAAGGACAAATTTTATATGCCTCAACAACAGCAGGTGCTTATACAACAACAAAACCAACAGGTGAATCAAATCAAATACAAAACATAGGTAAAGTTATAAGAAGTCATCCTACTGCTGGTTCAATTAAAATAGGTGGTGCTGGTAGAAGTAATGATGTTCCAAACTTAAACAATGGCAAGATATTTATAGGTAATGGCTCTAATCAAGCAACTACCTCAACACTTGATACTTCTATAGTTGTTGAGAATACAAATCTTTACTATACAACTACAAGAGCAAATACAGATTTTGATACAAGATTAGCTACTAAAGATACAGGTGATTTAACTGAAGGTAGCAACTTATATTACACAACAGCTAGAGTTAATTCAGATTTTGATACTAGATTAGCTACTAAAGATACTGGAGACTTAACTGAGGGAACTAATCTTTATTATACAGATGCTAGAGTTAATTCTGCTTTTGATACTAGGTTAGCTACCAAAGACACTGATGATTTAACTGAGGGAACAACTAATTTATACTATACATCATCAAGAGCAAATACAGATTTTGATACTAGACTTGCAACTAAGTCTACAACTGATTTAGCAGAAGGCACAAATTTATATTACACATCTGCTAGATTTGACTCAGCTTTCACATCTAAAGATACAGATGATTTAAGTGAAGGTACAACTAATTTATATTACACAACCGCAAGATTTGATTCTGCATTTGGTAATAAGACAACTGCTGATTTAACAGAAAACACAAATTTATACTATACAGATACAAGAGCAAATTCAGCTATAGATACTAGAGTTACCAAAGCATTTGTTGATGCATTAGGAATACAAGCATCAAGTGTAGATGCTAATTCAGTTGCATTAGGAACTGATACTACAGGTAACTATGTTGCAACTATTACAGGTACAGCTAATAAGATTTCAGTGTCAGGAAGTGGTAGTGAGTCTGCAGATATAACACTATCGCTACCTGATGATGTTCAGATTGCATCTGATCTAACAGTAGCAGGTAATTTAACAGTCAATGGTACTCTTACATCTCTTGATACTACCAACCTAGATATAGAAGATAACCTATTCCAGCTTAATGCAGGATTAACAGGATCACCAGTTAATGATTCAGGTATGCTTATTAATAGAGGTACTGCTGATAATAGTATCTTTATGTGGGATGAGTCAGTAGATAAATTCACATTAGGATTAACAACAGCAGATGGTAGTGCTACAGGTAATATTACTCTTAATTCACTTGGTACTTTGGTTGCTAATATTGAAGGAGCAGTTACAGGTAATGTAACAGGTACAGTTTCTAGCTTATCTAATCATGATACTGGTGACTTAGCTGAAGGTTCTAACCTTTACTATACTCAAGCAAGATTTGATTCTGCTTTTACTGCTAAGTCTACATCTGACTTATCAGAAGGTAGTAACCTTTATTATACAGATGCTAGATTTGATACAAGACTAGCAACAAAAGATACTGATGATGTAGCAGAGGGTTTAACGAATTTATACTATACATCTGCTAGATTTGATTCTGCTTTTAGTGGTAAGTCTACAAGTGATTTATCTGAAGGATCAAACCTTTATTACACTGATGCTAGAGTACAGGCTGTTTCTATTAACAATGTTGTTGAAGATACAACTCCTCAGCTTGGTGGTAACTTAGACTTAAATTCAAGCGATATAACAGGTACAGGTGATATTAATATTACAGGTACTATTACTTCTTCAGGAAACATAACAGGTACATTAGCTACAGCTGCTCAACCTAATATTACAAGTGTTGGTACGCTTACAGGTTTTACTTCAACAGGTATTGATGATAATGCTACATCTACAGCTATAACTATTGATTCTTCAGGCAATGTACTCATAGGGCAAACATCACAAACTGGATATACTTTTGCAGAAAAATTAGTAGTAGGTGATGGAGATGCAAATGATGGTATTACTATTCAATCAGGATCAACGCATCAAGGTAATTTAGCTTTTAATCATTCTGATGGCACTACTGCTCATGGAAGAATTAGCTATCAACATGATTCTAACTATATGTCATTCTTTACTAATAATAGTGAAAAAATGCGAGTGGATTCTGCTGGTGACTTCTTAGTAGCTAAAACAAGTCTTGATGTTGCAACTGTCTGACATGAATTGCGTGCAAGTGGTTATTCAGCATCTACAAGAGATGGTTCAACTGTTGGTTCATATACAAGATTAACCTCAGATGGAACTATATTGGAATTCCGTAAAGATGGTTCGGCTGTTGGAGTAATTGGCACACAAAATTGGGGAATTGGTACGACTAGTCCTTCATATCCATTTCATGTAACTGGAAGTGGTGATACTGTTGCAGCAGTAACAGCAGGAGCTTCTTCTATAGCTGCATTAAATCTAGGTAACGACACAAACAAAGCTGATGGCGGTATTCGTTATGACAATAGTTCTGATGATTTAATATTTAGAGCAGAAAATGCTGAGAAAATGCGTATTGCATCAAGTAATTTGTTGGTGGGTAAAACAAGTTCAACAGGAGTTGCTACAGGTAATATTGAAGTATCAAATTCAAGTTCTGCTTCAGTACAGATAGAGGGCGGAACACATGAATGGTCAATGCTTGTTTCATCATCTGCTGATGCTTTAAGATTTTATCAAGATTCAACAGAAAGAATGCGTATCCTTAGTGATGGTGACCTTATTATTGGTGGTACTTCTTTTGCAGCAGATGGAGCTTTAAGTATAAGCCCAAACCATGATGACGGAGCTGCTGTTATTTTGTTTGACAGAGGTTCTACAACAGCTACTTCAGATGTAATTAGATTTGAGAATGG